AAATTGTATAAATGTCCATAGTTACTCCAGTGGTCCTAGTATTTCAAATCCGTCCATGTCAGATTTGTACAGGTGTGCTTGCTCAAGATACAGGTACCGGAATCCTCGAGCCTTGTAGATAGCACACTCTGCTTTCATTGTTTCAATACCCAGTCTCAAACGGGGTTTATGATATGTCCATGCAAATTGATCACATAAGGCATTGTGCTGATCAAACTTGCGAATCAAACTAAATGCTACCAATCGGTCTTGATCGTAGTAGCCAATAATTTCTGCCATTGGATCTGAATAACGACTGTGAAATATGGGCATTACACTGGCAAAATGTTTGTAAGTGCAATAAGTTCTGTATATGTCATCCAGCAGGCCCAACACATCTGGTTCTCGACTGGTAATATACTGCCAAGACACAGCGGGTGTGTAATTGGTTTTGATCAAGTCAATTCTAGCAAACTGGTAGCTCATGCTCTGGGATCCGTTCTATGATTGAACAATGTTGCAAGATAATCATCAGGCCAGGAATTGTAAAATCCTTTTGTATGCATCTGCGCTGCCGCTGTATTCAGTTTGCTGAGACTTTGTAGCATGGCTAATGCATAGGTGCCTTGATTCATGCTGACGCCATTTACAATCTCAGGATCAGCAGGATGATCCTCTAGAACTAATAAATCATTTGCCAACAAAAATTCCTGATTGGCCTGTTCTAGGCTAGAATGGAATGTGGCATAATCCCATTCCGCAGGATCATAGGCATAGATCACAACTTCTGCTGCGCCCAGGCCGTCTTTGCTGCAATTGCGTAGATCAAAGTATGGGTCAGTGCCAATCATAACTCGTACTGTGCCTGCTAACCGTGCTTTTCTAGCAAACGGGCAAGGGGCCCAGTTGCCCAGTGCAGGGTGCGGAACTTCTACAAAGTTCTCACTCCAGGCCAGTATATTTTTGGTTACAGTGTCTAAGTCTAGCATTTTAGAAAAACGGCAATCCGGTTTTTTTGGTTGTTTCTAAATTTTCTTTGATAAGTGTTGCAATGGTAGTGCGCTCATCTGGACTGAGATTCAATGCAGATTCATACGACAATCCACCACGCATATACCATACCATTTTTAACGCCTCTTGCTTGATTTCTCTGCTTTCTCTTTCCATTTGGTCTACCCAGTTGGAAATTTGTTCAGAGTCCAGGACTAAGAGGCGTCCTCGAAAAAACTTGTCATGTCCAGTGTAACAGCTTGTTTGTATTCTTTTTCGCATGCAGCACATTTCAATGACATTGGTTGAATCTCTGCTTGGGATTTTATATCAATAATGTGATCCCGAATTTTGGCAAACAAACGTCGATCACAGTGTTTCAACATGTCTTCGATGTGTTCTGGGTCAACGACCAGTGCGTCGGGTGTTTTTACAGCAGCAATACTCTGTGACAGTGCATGCACTGTAATTTCTGTAATTTTCATCAATGCTGCACTCAGCGCAGACATTCTCTGTTCGTTTGGCATTTCTACACCAGGCAATGTTTCTAAGATTTTTTGTTCTTCAAACTGTCGTTGATTGTTATCGTTAAGATTCTTATAAGTCATTGGCTTGAAAAAAATCTCAAGATCACCAGTGGCCACCGGAGTAGAATAATCAGGTGCCTTCATGCGTTCCAGCATGATTCTCAAATCCATTCCGTAATCATCTTCGTTTTGGCAATGAGGACATGTGGTTGAAACTTCCATGGTGTGGCCGTAACTGGCAATACGAATAGCCACAAGAATAGTGTCAACGTCCATGGCAGGTACGGCCCACGGGTCAATAATGTTGGGCATACAACTTTTAACAACATTGACAACAGCATTGCCGTTGAACAGGGCGTCGGGAGTTCTGTAGGTAATTTCGTCAATGGCAGTCATTGGATAAACCGGTAGCTCGCGATTGACTGGCATGTTTAACGCACCGGGTGTATAATGCTCTCCGTTGCTGGGCAGTTTGACATAGATTGCCGGCTGTCTGAAATACTGTGTTAGCGGGTTTATTGACATGGTATTTTCCTATATAAATATAGTTATGGCAACTATTACCCAAGGCGAATAAAATATGGCTGGATTTACACCCGAAGAAGCAGCAGCAATCAAACAACAAGAGACAGAGGACATCCTACGGTTTGGGCGAGCCAGTGACGAAACTCGTAAACAGTTACTTGACTTGTCAGTTGGTATCAAAGGTACTACCGAAGGACTAACTAGAAATTTTAAAAATCTTGGAACCAGTGGAGTAAATCTAGTACAAGAATTAAATGCAGGCAAAGTTGGCGCCACTGTGTTCAATAACACACTCGGCAGCATGACCGGCGCATTAGGCGATTTGTTAGGTACAATTCCGTATGTGGGCAGTGCTCTTAAATTACTGGTCAAAGGAGCCACTGACTATACACAAGCAGTAAACGTCCAAGCTGAAGCTTTGATGAACTCCTATAAACAAATGGGCGCAATGGGAGCAGCTACTGCTGGCGGCATTGAAGATGTATATGCGAATCTAAAAAATCTTAATCTTGCTGCTACCGAAGCCGACATGCAAAAGTTTGGTAGTATGGTTAAAGAAAATGCTCAAACACTGGCCAGTTTTGGAACAACAGTTGGCAGCGGCGTCAAGGAATTTGCAAATATAGCCAATACAATACTCCAGAGCGATATGGGTGTAACATTCCGAGAAATGGGCATCAGTATTGATGAAATGAACGCTGGTGTTGCAGGTTTTATCAAGATGCAAACTTTGACCGGCGGCCGTCAAAAAATGACCACAGATCAACTGGTTGCTGCGTCACAAAGTTACATCAAAGAAGTGGATCTGCTGGCCAAGATAACCGGTAAAAGTAGAGCAGAGCAAGAAGCAACCAAAGAAAGTGCCATGGCACAAGAACGTTATGCTGCTTTCAAATATGAATTGGAGCAACGAGCCAACATGGGCGACGAAGCTGCTAAAGAGCAACTTAAACAAGTTGAACGCACAGACCAAATGTTAGAAAAGATCGCACCAGGCATGCGTACAGGATTCTTGAACATTCTTTCTGGCACAATAAACAATCCAGAATCTCAAAAATTACTACGGTCCTACCCTGAAGCTGCTGCTGTGGCCATGCAAAAAGGATTTACGAGCGACAAATTTTTTGGAGCAATAAAAGCAGGTGGCGACAGAAATCTTGCAGTCAGGGCCGACGGTAGCAGTGGCAGTGCCATTCAGATGGGAAAAATAGGTGTTGCCAATGAATATGGTACAGCAATTCAAGAACAAATGAAGTTACAAGCATTCACCAGCAAATCCGTAGCGGAAAGAGAAGCCGAGGCCGGTAAAAATCAAACGCTAACCAACCAGGCCACCAAAGACAGCATTGCATTGGAAACTGAAAATCTTAAATCTCGTGACAAGTTAAATGATTTGCTAAATGTTGGCATACCAAAAGTAACACAAGGTATGAAGGGGTTAGCAGGCGCCACTGAGAGCACCATTGATGCCATGACAAAAGCGGCAGGAAAGCTGGGGATAACAGTTTCAAATCGCAATGCCGCCCCAGCACCTGCACCTGCCCCAGCACCTGCACCTGCCTCGGCCCCAGCAGCAAGCAGCAGAAGATCACAAACATCAGCGGCATCACCAGCAGCAGCATCTGCCTCTGCACCATCGGCGCCAGCGCCTGCACCATTAAGACCTGTAAGCGCTACAAAATCATCAGCTGCAAAATCATCAGCTGGCCAACAGCCGTATACTGTCCCAGGCGGCGCAGCAGCAATGGCTTCCGGTTTTGATAAAGAGTTTGCAGCAGCAGAAGCAGAAATGGGATCAGTTACCGCGCCCGGTGGAACAGATGGGCAAGGTGCAGAAAAAACCGGATCTAACAACGCAGCGCCACCGGGCATCGCCAAGGCAGTAAAATTAAAAGCTCCAGGCAAAGGCAAAGGCAGCGGTATGGCCGAAGAAGATATCAAGAAAATGATTATCAAACACGAAGGCATGCGCAACCGACCTTACAAAGACAGTTTGGGACTGTGGACTGTAGGAGTTGGCCACCTAATAGGTGATGGAAAATCATTGCCTAAAGAGTGGGATAGAGAATTCTCTCAAGAAGAAATAATGAAAATGTTCAATGATGATTATGCTCATCATAGAATGGCTGCACAAAACATTCCGGGATTTAGTAAACTTGACACATCAGGCCAAGGCGCATTGACTGATTTGACTTTTAATATGGGACCAAGTTGGATTCAAAAGTGGCCCAAACTAAAAGAACAATTGGCCAATGCAGATCTTGCAGGCGCTGCATCTAATTTAGAAGGTAGCAAGTGGTATGCACAGGTAAAAAGTCGTGGTCCCACAGTAGTAGACCTGCTGAAAAATTCTCAAATTATGGCAGAGGATGGCGGAGTATTTTCAGGACCAAAGTCTGGATATCCTGCTACCTTGCACGGTGACGAAGCAGTTATACCATTGAATAACAACGCCGGAGACTTTGTAAAGATGTTTGAGGACATGGCAAATTCCAATAGAGAAATGGCTGGCTTGATGCAAGAAATGGTCCGAGCACAAAAAAGTTCAGTCGATGTACAGTACAAGATATTGAAGTCTGCATAGTAATTGCGGTAAATACTACCGTATATTAAAGGACAACTCAAATGGCTGAACAAAAATCAGTAGGTAATGGCAGAAACGGCGGCTGGCGCAAGTATTTCAAAGTCGCTGACGGTGGTGCCAATGGACAACTCAGCCCTATATCTGGAAACAACGCTGCGGGCTTGCCGGGTTACAATCGACAAACTGGTTCGGGCAGTAACACAGCCACTGGCAACGATTTTGCCTTTCGCAACTATGCCAGCCGATTACCTGAAGTATACTCGGGTCACCCCAACCGTGTTGAACGCTACAACCAATATGAAAACATGGACATGGATTCAGAAATCAATGCATGTTTGGATATCATTGCTGAGTTCAGCACACAGAACAACGAAGACAACAACACTCCGTTTGACATAGTGTTCAAAGAAACTCCTACTGATCACGAAGTAGAAATCATTAAAAAACAACTGCAACAATGGACCAAGTTGAACAAACTGGACCAGCGCATGTTTAAACTGTTTCGCAACACCATCAAGTATGGTGATCAAGTGTTTGTGCGTGATCCAGAAACATTTGAAATGATGTGGGTGGACATGAGCAAAGTTGCCCGTGTTATTGTGAACGAGTCAGAAGGCAAACGTCCTGAGCAGTATGTGATCCGTGATATCAATCCCAACTTTCAAAACATGACTGTGGCAGCCAAGACCACCACAGACTACATGACCAACCCTGTGACAGGTACCATATCAGGCAACGCCAACTACACCATGCCCAATGGCGGCACCGGTGGCGGTGTGGGCAACAGTCGTTTCATGACTGCCATGAACGAAGTTTGCCTGGATGCCAAGCACGTGGTACACATCAGCCTGAACGAAGGCCTGGATGTGTTCTGGCCTTTTGGACGCAGTATCCTAGAACAGATCTACAAAGTATTCAAACAAAAAGAACTGTTGGAAGATGCTATCCTGATCTATCGTGTGAGCCGTGCTCCTGAACGCAGAATCTTCAAAATTGACGTGGGCAACATGCCGTCACACTTGGCCATGGCGTTTGTGGAACGAGTTAAAAACGAAATGCATCAGCGCAGAATCCCCACACAAACAGGGGGTGGCAACAGCATGATGGATGCCAGTTACAATCCACTCAGCATCAACGAAGACTACTTCTTTCCTCAGGGTCAAGACGGGCGTGGTAGTTCAGTAGAAACACTGCCGGGCGGACAAAACCTAGGCGAAATTGACGATTTAAAATACTTCAACAACAAAATGGCTCGTGGTCTGCGTGTGCCATCAAGTTACTTGCCCACCGGCCCTGATGACTCAGACCGTGCCATGAGCGACGGCAAAGTGGGCACAGCATTGATTCAAGAGTACAGATTCAACCAGTACTGCGAACGACTGCAGGCACTGATTGTGCAGAAATTAGACGACGAATTCAAGATGTTTATGAAATGGCGTGGGTTTAACATAGACTCTAGTCTGTTTAATTTGAAGTTTA